GCAGCTTGATCCGCCAAATTAAGCTGTAAATTTGCGCCTTGATTGGCCTGAGCAGCCTGCAAGTTAGCTGCTTGGTTGGCTTGCTGACGGCCCAAGTCCTGACCATACACGCCCGTAGAAAACCCACGGGAAGCATTAAGATCGGCAAGATAAGCCTGATTGAGAGCAGAAGCCTGCTGAATGTCCTGAGCCTGACGTTCACGCACGGCACCCGCACGGGACATGGCTTCAGCAGCAATAGCCTGATTGCTCATCTCTAGGCCACGGGAGGCAAAGGCTTCACGGGTGGCTTGCTGAGCATTGCGCAGTTCCTCAGGCGACAGTTGGCCCGTAGATGTAGCCATCTGAGCCGCACGCTGGCGGAAAGTCTCAGAGGCAGACGTAGGCCCAGCCTGCAAAGCCTGCGAGTACAACGCCTGACCAAGTTGACCTTGTTCAACCTGTTGAGCAGTAATATTAGAAACGCGACCAGCCCGCTCTGCTGCGTATCGTTCAGCCCCGTAACCCTGAGCTTGATAACCCTGAGCAGCTACTTGTGGCGCGGCACCAAGAAGAGCCGCCTGCATCTGCTGAGCCTGATAGCCCTGCTGCTGTACGGTAGGAGCAGCCCCAAGGGTCGGAGCAGCAGCACGTTCAGCCTGATAACCCTGCTGCTGCACCATCGGCACAGCCCCAGCAGACAAGGCTTCCATGGTGGGCGCACCACCCAACAGGGTAGCTTGAGCCTGCGGAGCAGCACCAGCCATCGTTGCCTGACCCTGAACTGCTTGAAAGCCCTGCAAAGACACAGGCTGGGCAGCCGCTTGTTCAACAGCAGTACCCGTAGTAGCCCCATAACCTTGGAGGTTTGCTTGTGGGACTCCACCAACCAAAGAGGCTTCAGCGGAGGTAGGCGTTACGTCTCCAAAGATCCGCGTATTGGACATCGCGGTTTGAAGATCCTTATAGAAATTGGTCGGCCCACCCATCTCCCCAGCCCTTTTGAGGGCCTCAAACATCTCTGGATTGGCCTTCTCAATAGCCGAGCGATAGCCAGCACTTTGACTCTGGAGTGCGCGAATGTCTGCATCACGCTGAAGACGATCAGCCGTTTCCTGAGCCTTAACAAGATCCGGTGTAACCTGACTGAGAATGTCAATAGCACCAGCTTGTCCCGGCTGTCCATCTTTGCCGGGAACACCACGCAAATACTGCTCCATCTCTTGCAGATTGAGCTGCGTGTACTGCGGGCGGAACTGCTGTTCTGCGCCAAGCAGCTTCTCCTGCAAGGCCGGATCGGCCATTGCATTGATGAAATCAAGAGACGCCTTGCCGGGATCAACAGGCGCGGGTGCTGGAGGCGGGGCAGATATTGATGTTCTAAAGCACATTCGGATTTGAAGTAAAAATTTCGGTTTCCCAAATTGGGACGTAGCCCAACGATTTCATAACCCCATTATACGGACTCATTTTGTTGCAAAGTACGATGTATGGAAGACCGTTAGTTTTCTCTTCCATTATAGCATCGTAAGCGTGCTTTATCTGAATGCTGTCTCTTGGTGTGATTTTCTTACTGTGGTTCCACGCCATTAGAACCGACAATACGTTCAATGAACCAGCTCCAACAATTTCGTTGTTTTTAATAACAACGTGGGTTGGGAGACCAATTCCGTCATTATCCTCGGCAGCATATTTAAGAACTAACTGCGCTTCTTCTTTGGATTTAATCCTACGAATTAATGGAACATGACTCATTGTATTAACTTGCTTCAGTAACAGAGCGGAAGGCTTGAGAGGCTTCTAGCTTCACCATGCGGAGCTTGGGACGGCCCTTGGTGGGGACAAACTTAAGCTGCATTCCGTAGGCGCGGATGTTGCCAATGCGGCCACGAATAGAGCTATCCTCGCCAATAGGCAGGTCTTCCTCAAGGCTCTGAGCCAATGAGTACATCGGGGCTTCCTTATCGATGTTTTCGGAAATCATGGTGATGTCCGCATCGCTAGGCTCATACTCAGAGCTTTCAACGTGGATCTCGTAGGAATTGAAGCTCTTGCGGCCAACGTCATTAAACGTATACTGGCGGGTGCTCACTTCTGACTCAATTGGGTACGGGTTAGACGCAACACCGGGAGTGGTGTAAATGTAGTCAAACGCATCAGGGCGTTCATCAATGACGTGTACGCCACCAAAACTGTTAATGGCGTATAGCTTGTTTACCCCGCCCGCTCCACTAACAATTAGATTCGCAACATTCCAACCGCTTTGATTAATCAAATCCATGCTTTCCCAACCTTGGTTTAGAAGGTTGTAAATCAGGATAGCATTGTTAGTCGTGCTGCCATCAATTGGTACTGCAATCCAATAGCGATTGTCGTGATAGACGGCTACAGCGTTGTGCGCGTAGTCTGGGTTAATCCGCTTGATAAGGGGATTGATGGGGTCAGACAAAGGCAGTCCTGCGCCGCGAAGGTTGTACAAATCTTGGAACTGCGTAGCGTAGATACCATTATCCGAAAGGAAGAATATCTTGTCGCCAATAGTAACGACACTCTTTTGCGCTACCAACCCTGCCTCGCGGGTAATCTCCTTGAGGCTAATGTCGTTTAGCGAGCCGCTCAGCCCCATCATTAGGTGAATGGAGTTGCGGTTGAAGATGACAGCATTATCTTCAGTAAACGGGTGAACATACTGAAGATAGTCAGCGATGCTTGCAGTTACCTTTAGCTGGTTGAGGATGCGGTCGTAGGTATCTGAGTCAAAAACGTCGGACAGCAAAATCTCATCGCGCACGTTTCGGCTGGTAATTGTCTCGCTGCCGCTGCTGCCCGTGGTGTTGTAATAGTAGGGAACAATCAAACGCCGCTGGTGATAGACTCCCCACGGGGGCGCGGGCATATGCGTGAAGCCAAGCTGGGAAGGCTGTCTCTTAGCGTAGACCACCTTCGTTGCTGACGAATCTACTACCTCTGCGTAAAACGTAAAACTATTCACCGTAGGCACCGTAGCTACGACATAGGGGATACTTTCGGATAAAGAAGTAGAGCCGTTATCGACGACAAACACAAGGTTGCCTACGTTTAATCCGTGTGCAGTTTCGCTTACGGTGACAATTCCATCTGCAATCACCGTGTTGTTTGCCGCATCTAAGTAGGAACTTGCAGCATAGTCTCCATTAGCTACCTTTATGAACGCCGGGGACCCAGAGAAGCTGCCATTCCATTGCAGAGCCGTAGCTCCGTCACGGAAGATGAACACCTTGTTGAACGCTTGCAGCATATTCACCGTGGACGTAAGCGTAATCCCCGTGGGGTACGCAATCGTGGTGGTAGCCTTAGTCGTCATGTTGATGGCGACTGCGTTTTGGTATAAGGCTAGAATAATGTACTCCTGACTGTCGCTTGCTGGGTCAGAAAACAAACAAGAACCAAGTGCGCCATTAAAGGCAGTAACACCAACAATAGCCCCACCAGCCTTGGAAGTGCCGCTAACCGAGTAGGTCTCAGTACCAGAAGCTCCAGCAATTTCGTAGGTAAAGGTGTTAAGTCCAGTAACAATAATAGTCTTGTTTCCGTTGGGATCTACGGTGCCGGGGCTGACATCCACAATCGCCACAGCGTAGGATGACGAAAACCCGTGATTGGTAGACGTTGTAATCGTAACCGTCGTACCAGATCGGGTGGCCGAGCTAATCACTACTTGGGGCCACATATAGAACGGCAGGGCTAGAGCCTCATTCACGGACCCAATCGTAGGGCCAAACGTATCTACACCGGGACGCACTTGCCACGTCCCATCAACGTTCATGCGTCCGTTTACGGACATAGCAAGCTCGCCAGCCTTCAGTTGGTCGGGACGTAGCCGATTGCCAAACCGAGAAAAGCCAATGTCCGCATCCTCCGTGAGCGTATTATCACGGGGACCAAAGTTGCTGTAACGAGGCATGACGGTAGTTTACACTATCCTCCCGCTCAACTACTTCATCTTCCGACGCTTGAAGTCAACGCCCTTGATGGTGCCTTTATTGCGAGAAGCGTAGAACACCTGTTCGCCGCGCTTATTGCCATACTCTTCCATCATGGCCTTCTTGATCTTCTTACCCTTTTTAGTGAGTGGCATGGTTAGCGGTATCTAGCGGTTTTCTTAGCAATCTTCTTGGGCTGCTTAACAAACTGCTTCCCAGCCTTCATGCCCTTACGCTTGGCCCTATTGGTGGCGGCGCGTTCAGCGGGGCTAAGACCCTCCCATGCAGCCTTGGGCAGATAGCGTTCGCCAGTCTTGAGGCTAGGCTTGCCGGATAGGGTGCGCCATTCCTGACGGGTCCAATT